CCAAGGAACTTGTTAAGGTCGCCAATTTCACGCAACCCGAGCAGCGCCATTGCCTGCTCTGCCTGCTGCTGCGTGGCGAAAATGTCCTTGGCAGCACCCGTCAATTCCTGACGGATCGTTGGCTGCTCAACGTATGAGGTGAACTGATCTTTAGTCGGGACTGCGGCAAATTCGTTGCCACCGGCTACCTGCGCCTGATAGTCCTCCATCGCCTTGTTAAAGGCGTCCTCATTGAATTGAGGGGTTTTATTCCACGTTACCGTCTGCTGTGCTGTCGGGGTGTATATGTTCGGGTTGGACATATACGCCGATTGTTGGGCGGCTTCCTTATTAGCCTGCCCTTGCAGCATTGCGATCTGATTGTAGTCAGGTGTCGGCGGTGGCTTTGGTGAACTTTTTCCCATACCGAGGCTCCAAAAAACGACACTTGTCAGGTGTCTGCGTCATCAAAACAATATCCCCAGAGTCGTGCGCGGCTCCCTTGATTCGCGCTTCTTCCGAGAATCCCATCTTGCTGACCAATGCGAGCGCCCGGGTATGGTTGCTGCTGATTGGCCCTATGATCTTATCAACATTTGCGACGTTGTAGGGATAATCAAATGCCGCTGCAACGTAGCGAGGGGTTACCTTGTGCCACACGATGTGGCAAACGACGCTAACCCCGTTCCAATTCTCGTAAACCGTACCGGCAACCAACTCGCCGTTACGTTCCAAACCAAGGGCGACTGACCGCTCGGGGTCAAAGCCGCCACCCGTGTAATCGGATACCCATTGGCCCACATGAGGGCCGCTGACTATATTCCAGCCCATCCGATTTGATACACCACATCGGTTGATGCCCATTGCACCTGTAGATTCTTACTGACGCTGTTAAACGCAATTGCGCCCGAATAACCAATACCTGTCACACCGGCTTGGTTGTTGCTAATCACAACGTCCGAACCCCATAGGGCAATATCCCACGAACCCACATCCCAAAGCCCTGCCACCGATGGACTAAACGACAACGCGCCAGTCTGGTCGGCTGTCTGGAAATCGGTGTTGATACCGATAACGACGTTGGGCTGCCCGTTGCTAAATATGCTTGGGCGTGCGCGGGTGAAGTATTTGATGACGCCACGCGTCTCAAAGTAGTTGAACGCTTGCAAGGCTTTGGCGCGGATCGGCTCGCCGTCGTCCATGTAGCCGTTGTCGCCGGTCGTCCATGCCTTCGCAACGTAGGTGTTGCCGCCAAAGTACGGTTCATTGCCTACCAATGCCCACGAACTCGCGTTCCAGCCCGTAAAGTTGCACCACGCCTTCGTAATGTTGTTCATCACGAACTGCTGTTGACCTGACGCAACCGGCACGTTGACGATCAAAGCGTTGTTGAGCGGGTTGTAAAGCAGCGCCCAGCCAAACGTGTCTTTGTACGTGCGTGCGGCTGACGCAAATGCGCCTTGTATCTTGTCAGACAACGCGATGTTGGGGTCAAGGCGTGACGATTGCAGCGCCGAGGCAAACGGAATCAGCCCATCTAACGTCAAAATCAGCAAATCACCGCCGTATTTGGTGACACAACGGCGCGAAATTGGCGCACCAATGACCCAAACGCCGATTAGCGCCCATGTGGACGCGCTAGTGGGATCGGTTCCGCGATACACGGCCACTTCGCCTTGATCGCTGACAAGCACAAGGTTGTCGTCAACGCCGTAGCCTGCGTCAATCGTCCACGTTGCCATCGCAACAAGTTTGCCGCCCAAGTGCATGACGCTAGACAGGTCTAGCACGTTGGCCGCGCCGCCCACCGATGCCACCGGCAGATACCATGCTTTTAGGGTGTCCTTTTCAATGAACCACATCCGGTTTTTGAAAAGCGTCGGTTGAATCAGGTTTGTCGTGGTGACGCCTGTAATGGCGGGGGTGCTTACCCCGTCAATCGGCGTCCATGTCGTGCCGTCATACAGCAGCGGTTCATCTACGCCGTTAGCGGCGTACAAGAAACTGCCACCCCCCGTGGTGACGTTCGTATATTCCCATTGCGAGTTGGACAGGCTGGCAACAAGTGCTGATCCTGCCGTACCTGCCGAGGTAGCGTCGTAAATGTTGTTGCCAGAAATGGCGAACAACTTAACCTCCGACCCTGCGTTGTAGGTCATCAAGGTTTCTACCGCACCCGGCAGTCCCACCTTATGCTTGGCGTATCCACCCCGTAGGTTTACGTTGGACACGCTCGGAAACATATTCTCCAAATACACAGCATCCGTAGGTGCCATGTTGGCGAGTGCATCCCGAGCGTTCCAGCCACCCACCGGAGCGGGCAACGACGCGACGTTTGCAGTCGTGCGCTGAATTAGCCGCCTGCGAACGGGGGACGCCATTAGTCTTTACCGTAGCCGCTGTCAGGAATGTTGTCGTACCCGATAAGTACGGTTCCCGGTCGCGGCGCAAAGGACAGGTTGGCGGCTGCCGTATCTTGGGCAATCGCCGTTTCTAGTTCTGCGAGGTAATCGCGGTACAGCGCGGTAGTGTCAAAGCCCTTGGCTTCAAAGTATTTGAGTTTGGTGCCTAGCACCATCACGCGATCTGGATAAATGCAGGTGTCGGTGTCAGCGGTGAAACTGGTTTTGGGCACGCCGAGTGCGCTTTCTGCCCATGCGTTGCTGCGGTACTCAAAGCCGAGCAACTCGCCTGCGTTCATACCCGGCCAAATCTGGAAATATTTGCCGAGCAGACGCCAGCGGATACGCGGGCCGGTGCTGATATAGCCCGACAACAGCCATTCCCATTGCTGCGGCGACTCGGGGCCGAGCATTTCCCAACGCTTGCTCTTGTCCCAATGTGTGCGGTTGACCGTGCTGACGTAATCAGACGGCAAATCGTATTTGACCTTTTGAAACACCACCTGACCGTCAATCACCGTTGCCGTGGGCTGGTAATTAATCGTGACGGTCGTGGCACCTGTCACAGCGGTGATGTACGTGGCGTTCGGGATGCCTACGCCCTGCACTTGGTAGGACGTAGACAACCCTGTGGTGCTGTTTAACCCCGTGATAACGGCCACGCCCTCGGCATAACTTGCCGTTGCGGTTGCCGCTTCCGTGTAAAACGTATGCTGGCGGGTTAATTCACGCCAATCAGCACGACGGAGCAACTCGTACCCGCAAGCGTTCATCAAAGCGAGCAACTGGATCGTGTCCTGACTCGCGCTGCCTGCCACCGTTGCCGGTGTCGGTATACCCAACTCGTTCGTCACTTGTTGGATAAGTTGAACCATCGTGCTGCCCATACTATGCCTCCGCTAATTCTTTCGGCGGTCGTCCACGACGCTTGGGGGCGTCCTCCAACAACTGCGCCATCTGCGCTTGCAGTTCGGCTAGTTGCTTCTTGGTATCTTCCAATTCTGCGCTCGCGTCCGAACGGTTTTTGCGGTTGAGGTACTGGCGGGCGCGTTCACGCAAGCCCACGCCACCCATGCCAACACGCTGCAACTGTGCGTCCGACGCCAGCGCCAACTGTTCTACGGTGACAAACTTGAGGATTGCCAACTCGGCAATCTGGTCACGGTTGATTTCCTCGGGAGCATCTTTGTGCCAATGCGACAGCGGGGTGCCGATCTGTTCTGCTGCGCTCTCGCCCTGCTGCATCTGGTAGTACAGCCATTGGCGCGGGAAACGCTCTTTGTGATCGTCACGGCAGGGCTGATCAATGATGTTGGTCTTGTCGCCCGGTGCCATGATGCGCACGTAGGTCTTGCCCTCGTTTACGCCAGAGTCCTTGGTGTAGAACTCAACGTGCAGTTGGGCGTCGGCATTGTTCACATCGCTATCTAACGGCATTGTCCTTGCTCCTGTGGGGATTACAGGTTGTTGACCTGTGTTACGGTACAAATTACAGAGGGAATTGCAGGCCATACGCTTGTGGCGCTGGCTGCAAGTATGATCACATCGGCGTCATCTGCCGCCCACATCAATTCTACATAATTGGTGGGTTCTAATTGAATGACAAAGTTCCACGCCGCCACTTGTCGCGCAGCGGTGCCTTGGAGTGTCAAGGTTGTCGCGGTGTTTGGCACATTCGTGCCGTTTTTACGCAACCAAATGTAAACGTCAGCAGCGCCGCCCGAG